ACGAATCCGTAGTTGTGCCCGTCACCAATATCAAAGTCCGAATACTGCACGAAAGCATTGATAGCACTGGGTGGGTTAGTGCTGCCGTCGTCCACCGCCGCTTCGTGGTACACAATAATATTCCCAGCAGTTGCTGCCATTGGGTACTGCCGCAGAGGTGAATCCAGCCAAGCCGTACGATCTAACGTACCGTAATACCAGACCCGGTCAAGGTAATTAAAGATGACGTAGCGGTCGATGACGGTCGAGTTCTTGGAGCAGTAGTTCCACCAGACTTCAGAATAGCCCTCATTGGTGCCCGCGTTGAACTGCGCTTCCTGATCCCGGTTAATATCATTGAAGATATAAGTACGCACCGAACAAGGCAGCGTTTCAACCCGGCCTGAGTAAGTATAAAACTTGTCCACACCCATCCAGTACACCACACCGTTGGCTGTCGCCATAGCATTCGGGGATACGATTGAGATGTTGTCTGCAAGAAGAGTAAACCCATACACAAACGGTGGGCCAAGGTACTGCATCGAATAAATAGCAGCATCCGTCCATACTACGATTTCCTGACGGGTTTGCAGCGCACCGATAATAGTGGAGCCGTGGGATAGTCTGTAACTACCCGCTTGGTTTGTCGCTGCCGGTGTCCAGACAGTATAGCTCTCTTGCGCAGACCAACGGATAAGTAGTGGGTCTAATGCTGTCGTGCCGTAGGCACCGTAGTCGTTACATCCAAAGCAGATAACAATCCGTGAGGTGTCAGACACCATAACTTCATTAATTAGCGCCGGGACATCCGTGCCAGACACCAAAGCGCCGCGAGTACTATACGCAGGGGTAGCGCCCGAGCCGGGTTGCCAAACATAAAGTGCGCCGCCGCGTGGCGAGAATAGCAAATCCTCACCAAAGTTTGACTGACTCCACAGACGCATCTGCAAACCAAAACCTGTAGTAAAGCCCGAACCCCATGAGCCGCGTGACCAAGAGCCTGTACCCCAGCCAGTACCAATGGTGTAAGTAGCAAAACCCGTGTTGATCTGATAGGCAAGCGTAATTGTTGCAGCGGAGTTGCTCCCGGTTGTAGCAGTAGCTAACGTAACTGTATAAGTAGTACCCGACGTAACAGTCGCAATCTGGTACTCACCATTAACATTCACACCACCAATCGTACCAGCACCCGCTATGGTTACAAAGTCGTTAACCTGCAAGCTATCTGCGGCGCTGTCTGAAACAGTCAATACCGTGCCACTAGCAGTAAGCGTAATCGTAGAAGCATTAACTACAGGTGGGCCAGCAGAAGGGGTGTTGCCGTTAATTTCGCGTATGGGCGTAATGTCGTAATAATCCCCACCGTCTTCAATATAAAACTTTAAATTCGTGCCAACGCCCATCAAGTTGAAGCCTTTAAGCGTCACCCAATTCCACAACGAGCGGCACACACCAAGGAAGGTGTTGTACGACAGCGCAGCCCAGCCACCGATCTTCTCAGGATAGCCAGAACGAAATCGCACCTTGTCGCAGTCGTAGTAACCACCCTCATTAGAAAGCGTTGTGCCTTCGCGGTTTACGCCGGGGCGAAACTGTAGCTGTTGTAGTGGCATAATTATTTACCCTGTACGAGTAACATCCATGATTGGGTAGCTTCATCCCACTTGTAGTACCCGTCAGTAGGCATAGGGATTGGTGGCCCCCATTCGCAAGTCTGTTCGTCCAATATCCAACTAGGATACGGCTGTGGCGCATAGAACGCGTCACGTACTTCGTCGTACACATCTCCAGTACCTGCATAATTTTTACGCAGCGCAACACCGCCGTCAGGTTTGCCATCGGGTCCGTAGTGGATACCACCATGCGTGTTGTAGCTTGTCTGCACCCAGCCTGTGCCCACCGCACCAGAGTCAATAAACTCTTGATCCGCAGCTATTACTTGCGTGACGACTCCGTTTTCAACTTTTGCAAAGTACGCCATAGTTAGACCGTAAAAGTTCCAGATGAAGTGAATGTGTGCACAACATACCCAGCGCGAGACACCGTACTTATATTGCCGCCAGTCGCTCTAGCCACCGCGCCGGGGTAAGCGATGATAACTACACCACTACCACCAGATCCCGCAGATGCGCCGACTGTACCGCCACCCCCGCCACCACCAAGATTGGCACCGCCATTACCACCGTTTGCACTGCGCCATCCGCCTATACCGTTACCAAATCCTGTGACATTAGTCCACGTAGAAGTGCGATCAGCGCCAGAAGAGCCATTACCCCCGCCCGCATAGCCAACACTGGAGCCAGTAATTGAATAATTTAAACCAACCCCAGCATCCGCGCCGGGACTAGTAGCCCCACCACCTGCGGCTGCACCAGCACCACCAGCGCCACCTCCACCACCCCCCGGAGCATACGCTCCGCCATTTGCACTGCCGCCATTGTTACCTTGGCTGGGAGATGTTGAAGCTTGCCCGCTTGGGTAGTTTGTACTATTACCGCCGCCACCAGAACCCGCATTACCACCAGCTACCCGGTTACCACCCCCCACCGCTGTATAGCCAAAGCCGGTTGTATCTGTACCGCGAGTGTTCTGCCCGCCCCCGCCACCTATGACGATGGAATATGCCCCAGAAGTAATACTTTGGCTTGCGTTATAGATTAGGCCACCTGCACCGCCACCACCACCGCCGTCATCACCAGAACGACCACCACCACCGCCGCCAGCAATAATTAAAACCTCTGCGGTGATGGGTAGTTTTGTACCAAATAGAAGTACGGCTGAAGTCATATTAGGAAATCCCAGCGCCTGTTATAACAAAGGTATTACTTGCAATACACAGTACCGTGCAAAGGCCATAGCCGCCCAGAGTCCGGTTACCCGTCAGACCAGAAGAAGCCAGCGTCATGGTTGTGCCACCGCCTTGGGTGATGGTCTGGCTGGAGCCTGAGTTGTTGTAGATAGACACTGCCTGCCCCGCACTAAACACACCTGACGGCACTGTGACGCCACCTGTCGTAATTGAAACTACTTGGCCGTTATCACCGACAACCAAGGTGTAGCTGGTAGTTTTACTCTGGATCGGGATATTGCGCACGTTTCCGATGGTGTCGGCGATGCTTGTCATACCAGACATAGTGCCGCCGGTAATTGCAACAGCGTTAGCGTTCTGGGTAGACATGGTGCCCAACGCACTGGTAGTTGCAGTAACGAACGCCGTAGTAGCAAGCTGTGTAGTATTTGTACCCGGCGCTGCTGTCGGTGCAACAGGTGTGCCGGTCAAGGTTGGGGATGGGATATTACCCGATACAGTTAAGTTACCGCCAATCGACAGGTTGCCAGTGATATGGTTTAGCTGCTCCACCACGTTGGTGCCGTCCGCACGAAGAAGCACTGACTTGCCTGTTGGGATAGCTACGCCCGTACCTGCTGCGGTAGTGTTGCCAATAACGGTCGAGCAATACACGGTTGCCGTATAGCCTGATGGGTTGTTCACTACATAGAGCTTGGTAACCGGTGGGACGTAGATGGCAAAATTAGCTGCTGTGGTTGTAGTCAGGCTAAGAGCCGCGCACCGTGCTTGGTCAGCCGCACCGTTCTGAGCAGTCAGCGCTTGGTTTGCGCTTGTTACAGAGACCGATGCCAAGCCCGAAATAGCATCCTCGATAATGACCCCGAGGTTGTCGTTGGTGATTGTGCCCCACGTACCGGTCTTTTCACCGTTGGCAATTAATTCGATCCGCAGATCGGGGGAGTATGTACTTGGCATCGTATTTCCTTTTAGGCAATCATCGTTTCAGCGTGGGTCTTAGCCTCGGCGACACGGCGCATCCACCCTTTACCGAACGTGCCAAACGTAGGCAGACTGCGGTAAAACGCTTCCTTTTCTGCACTGAATTTTGCCACTAATTCTGCTTGATTGGCATCTTTTAATGACTGCATAGTCTTAGGGCCGATAGCACCGTCCGGCGTTGTTCCGATAGCTTTTTGCATTGTCTTAATTGCACGACCGGGACCCGCGTTAATAGCGAAGTCAAACATCAGGTAGTCCAGACCATCAGGCAGGTCGTCAGCCTTGACTGCATCCCAGTATTTTTTACGGTACATAGGACCCACCACCTCGGGTGTCAGGGCGCGCATTGCCTTTTCGTCAACAG